AATGAGAAGCATTGAACGAATTATTTTTAAAGTAAAAAATCCATAAAAATTCTCAAAAGAAATAAAAAATATAAGTAAAATCAACAGCAGTAGTTCAGAAGTCTACTGCAATGTATTGTCATAGTTATCTTATTTGCTAGAAAAAAAGTATACGTCTACGATAGGTGGTAGTGGCATACATTTATTTTAGGAGTGGTATGGGGAAAAATAAAATCCTGTGTATATACGTGAGGTAGTCAGATTTTTGCTTAAAATTATTCTGACTTGATAAAACCAAACTTATCAAACATTGAGTAATCTACAGCATACTCAAGGAACTCTGGAGTGTGCTTTAAAATAAACTCTCTACCCATTACAGCTAGTTCAAGTTTACCTTTATGCTTAACCACAGGCATCTCTGTGCCATTGGTGGCTATAATAAAGTCTGTTATTAGCTTACCTACTTTTTTATCTGTTTTAAAATCTTTAAATACTGACTTTAAGTATATTGTTTTTTGTTGGTTCATAATTCTCCTAACTTTATTTTCTATAAGTAAATTATTAGTAAATGTTGTTGGTTGTCTCTTATATCTACATAAAGGATTAACTATAATTAATCATAGTAGTATCCTAATAGTGGCACTTAATCAGAAATCATCAAAAACAAGTCTATAATTAGCTCTAATAATTACTGATTATTCTAATAATGGCACCTTATTGATTTTCTTACTTTTATGTCTTTTCTTGTCTCTCCAAGAGGGCAACCTAACCCAATTATCCACCATATATATTTTGAATTGGGAAACCTTAAGGTTAGGTCTAAACAAAGTTCTTTGTCTATAAAGGGTACTTTAATCAGTATCACCTTCTAATAGGGGTACTAATCAAAAGCTCTAAATAAAGTTCTTTGTCTATAAGGGGTACTTTAATCGATAATATCTTATAATAAGGGTATTAACTAAATAAAGTATACATAACATACCATATTATGATAAGCACAGGTACAATACACAAGATAAAAACATATATTGTGACTAAAATATTTCTGTTATGATTAAAGTAATGAAAAAAAAAATTAGCTATTTTGCTTTATTAACTTTTTCATTTTCTTCAGTTTTTTCAAATTTTCTTAAATTTATTAAAATAAGCTCCGTGCCTTTTTTGCTCTGCATTCCATTATCTTATCTTCAAACTTATATTGTCTTACAGACCCCGTTAAACAAAATTATTGGCATGTTTATTATGGCAACTGGACTCTTTACGCTTCCAATATTTTTTGCTTTTTTAACAAATTGGCATAGATATATTATTTTTGATGGTAAAAAACCTTGGAAATTTAAACTTATTGAGTTTTCAAATAATACTTTAAAATTTACTAAAGCAACAATATTAATTTTTTTATTAATTTCTATTCCATACTTTGCATCAATTTTATTATCTTTTTATCTTGGGTTAAAATTTAACTTTGGTCTTTATATAATTATAATTCAGTGGGGCTTAATGTTTTTGTTTTTATATCTATATTCTAAACTTGCCCTTATATTTCCAGCAGCTGCAGCTGGGCATAGTATTTCACTAAAAAGAATATTCAATTTAAGTAAAGGATACTTTTGGAAAATTTTAGGTGGCTTTTTAACATTTTCTTTAATATTTGTTATTCCATCAATAATAATTGCCAAAATTATTGGCACCTCTTTTATCGGCTCTATTTACTTGAACCTTTTTTTATTTATTATTATTTTTATATTTCTCGCTATGAATGCTTCTTGGCTTTCAAAAATTTATAGAGATATAAATTCTTAAATGTTGTCAATATTTTAACACAAAAATCTTTCTGGTTATTCGTTAAAGACATAAAACAAAGTTCTTTGTCTATAAGGGGTACTTTAATCAAAAAGGGTCAAAAACAAGCACTTATAGTTTAATCCAATTATTTTCTTTAACATCGCTTCCAAAGTATTTATTCAGCTCTAAATCCATTAATTCTTCTTTTCTAGACATCATTGATAACTCTTGGTCTTTAACTAAATGTTGCACCCAATAATGACAAGCAATCTGTAAACAATCAATTCTGTCATCATGTGATAATGAATGTACTTCTTTTTGTAGTCTACTTATCTGATAAAATAATTGGTATCTAATAGCAGTTTCATTTGCGTACATGGAGTTAGTTCCATTATAATCTTCGATAATAACTTTCTTATCTACAATAATTCTATGCTGTGAAATAAGAGGTTCTAGAGTGTCTAGTATTCGTCTATGTTTATTAGTCTGCTGTCGAATCATTTCAGTCGTACATGGATATTGTTTAATTAAATAAGGTTTAAGTAATGCTTCAAACATTCCTAATCCAAAATTTTCTTCAATTAATATTTTCTTAACTTTATGATTTTTTGCTACTTCAACTAATTTAGATAATGTGTGTTCTGAATAACCTGCATTGAAACCACCAATTTCTACTAGATAAATATTTCCATTTAAGAATTTAGTTACACAGTATGCAGTTTCATCTTTTCCTTTCCCACTGGGGTCGATTGCCATTACACAACCAGTGTAAGGTATCCAGTCCCCCTGAATTTGCATTGGTCTATAATAACCATCTCCTTGTAATCCTACGTTAGGAAGGTCTTGGTGTTGCAATTCAGGGCTAGATGCCCAGATAACTTTTTCAGGTGCAGTGTCAGGATTGAGTGTCATTACTGCTAAGTCTGATAGTTTTAATGGGAATTTGTTTAAGTCGTTTAAAGTTGTATCTAATTGATACTGCATGTTAAAACCTAAACGACCATAAGATGCTTCTCTTTCAAGCAAATCTTTTTCATCAAATCTTGTTGGGTCTGTAGGTTTACCAATTTGCTCTACTTCCCAAGTGTTAGCAATAATAGGAGCTAAATTTTTTCCATAAGATTTTAATTGTACTTCTGAAGGGTATCTAGCAGTCCAATATCTAATGTTATAACCTCTCTCTTGAAGTTTATTGTATATAGAATTTTCTACTTGAGGAGTTCCAAGAAATACAATTTTAGAAGTATCTGGTTTAATGATTGCTTCAAATTCTTTAATACTTTCACCTAACTTATCTCTCATAAACTGGGTTTGTGTATTACCTGAAGTCTCTACATCATCAGCAACAACCAGGTCTGCTCTAGAGCCTGTTAGCTGACTTGTTATACCTAATGACTTAACACTAGGTTGTTGTGAAGCATTAGCTGTTCCTACATCAAAAGAAATCTTACTTTGTCTTTGGTCTGATTTTGGATATAGGTGTTGTAAAATTGGTATTTCTGAAAGTAATCTTAAACAGAATGTGCTGAAGTCATCAGCTCTGTTTTTAGAAGCAGAGACAACTAAAATATTAATATTAGGGTCTAAGTATAATCTCCATAAAACGTAAATAGCTGTTATCCAACTTTTCCCTACTCCTCTAAAAGCAGATATAATAATTCTTGTCTCACCACCTGCAATATAGTTTGCTATATCAAATTGAACTGGTGTTGGTGATGGAAGTTTTAAATGTTTAAAAGCTAGAAATAGAAAGTTACGAAAGTCAGTTAGTCTTGACTGTATTTTTTCTGTCTTCATCAAATGGTAATTCTTCTAATAGTTTATCTAATGGAGAGCCTTGAACTGGCACTGCATCAATGTTGTTATCTTTAAGGAACTGTCTTGCTACGTTTAGGTCTGCTGATTTACATTCAGGGTCTTGCACCTTTTCTAGTAACTTTTCAGCTAGTAGTGAATGTAGTTCTGTTAGTTTTTGTGTCATAGTTTTTTTGCTAGTTTATCTTTGTTAATACCTTTTTTAATTATGTAATCTTGAGTTCCATTAGCACCTATCTCTACTTCTTTTTTAAGGTTTCTAAACAAACTCATCTCAACAATTTTTTTGTAGTTACTTTTTAAAAAGTTTTCTATTGCTTTATTATCTCTCATATTTTTCCTCTTATTTAATTCTTGTCCAATATCATAAGTCCATAAATCATTAACTCTCTCAACCTGGTCATCTAACCAACTAAATAGTGCATAAAATATTCTATCAATCACCTATAGCCAATATAAAATTATTAAGCCTATAAACATCATTGAGTTTTTGTAAATTTTACTTCTGTGAAACCATAGTAAGTTTAATGTGTCAGGTAGTGTCATTTATTTATTCCATTTAATCTTAAAACCCATTTAAGGGTTTGGTTGATTTTATTAGTTTTGTCGTCTCTTACTTGGGTAGTACAGGCTAGTGTGAATAAGAATAAAAAAAGAATTAAGTATCTCATTTATTGGCAGGATAAACATTCCTCTCCTTCGTTCTTAGGATTTTGACATTTACAATCTTTACAAGGACATTCTCCATAGACATCGGAGTGTTCCTTAGTAGTACAATGACAATTACAATCACATTTTTTACATGTATCCATTAATTCATTCATAATTATTTATTTATTCTGTCTATGAAATTATAAATTCTGCCTATCTGTTTATCGACTGACATAATTTCTTCTGTTAACATTCCTAAATGAACTTTAAGTTCTACGATTGTAATTAATACATACGTAGATAAGCCTAATAAAATTGTACCTAGAACTGCAATTAACATGGTGTTGTGTTGTTTTTTCATGGTTAAACTTTCTCAACCTTTAATTCTTTACATTCAAATCTAACTGCTAGTTTTCTCTTATTAACATCTTCAACATTTAAAGAACTTAAACTTGCATAAGATTGAAAATATCCGTTTCTTACACAAGAATAATAATCATCATGTTCTGCTATTGTTTGATTTTCAAAACACTCTCCAGAAATGTTTGAACATAGATGAAGGATTAAGATAAACTTAATCACTATCTAAATTGAAAAAATCCTATTGCACCTACTACTAATGTGCCTAAAAATACTAAAATTCTAACCATTCCTTTACCCATAGAAACAGTTTCTTTTAATTCATTAACTTCTTTTCTCATCTCTTTAATATTATCTAATAATTGCTTCATGCGAAACGCACAAAGTTTTTCATGTGAAGAAAGTCTAACTCCAGTTGTTTGCTCTGCATACATCTGTACAGGATTAGCTTTTTTTCTAGCCATCTATCTTGCTGTGCATGGTATATCGTTAGTTCCAACTAGAGGTGCTTCAGCAAAAAACATTAGTCTCCTACAATATTAGCCAGTTTTAAAGTATAAACATCTACGATAGATTTAATTGTAGCTTTACCCACAGTATCATCTGTTCGTAGAATACCTAATTCGTCATCTACTGAAAACTGTTTTCTAACAGCTTCGTTGCACTCTTTACGAATTTTCTTAGCTTCACGACTGTTAGCTTTAACCCAAGCTTTATCATCGTCAGATACCGTAATAGCTAAATCATCTTCGCTACTACTACATAACGTAGCAAAGTCTGTTTCTAACAAAGCAAAAGAAGTAGTTCCATCTGAACCATACCAGACAGGTGCTTTTATAGCCGAGTCATAATTACCTGGTTCTTGAATAGAACCAGTCCATTTATATAAGTTTAACATTATTTATTTTTCTCCTATTATTATTATTATGGTGTTAGTTGTGACCATTGACCAAGCCAAATCATAGCTCCATCGCCCATTTGGCCTTGAGCATTGTAACCTTTACCCCAAATTCTTCCATCTGTTGTGACACACATCCAACAACCTTGAGATGAACCTGCACCAGTACCAGTCATCCACATTGAATGAATGCCTACTTTAGTTTTACCATTCCAATGTACACCACCACTAACAGTTTTTGTTGTGTTCCAAGGTGCGGGGTCCATGTAATAATTATAGTTTACTGCATTAGCAGTTATTGCATCATAAATATCCATGTTCTGACCATACCCTGCTGTCCAAGTTCTACCTGAAGCATCTTCAATATAACTACCGTGTTTTCCTTGACCAACACAACCGTAGAAAGGGTGAACATGTGCAACTCCGTTGACTGGTACAGGAACCATTGTACGAGTTGGAGCATTACCTGCATCTGTTGAGGTAGTAGTAAAAGTGTACTTACTTGTAGTTGATGGTTGAGTTGGAGTCATTAGGGCAGTTGCATTTCCAACACCTAATTGTCCACCAGGATTATAACCCCAGT